AAAATATCTTTTTTAAGTTTACCTTAATTTGGTTTTTTTCAACATTTTTTCTTGTTCATCATTGAGAATAGAAAAATAAGCTGACCATATAAATAATTCTTCTATAGTCATTTTTAGCTGCAGTTCTTGTAATGTATATTTTAATTCTCGTGCTACACCTAACTGAAGCATTAAAAAGTTATCTTTTTTTAACTCCAGTTTTATTTTTTTGGGTTTGTATCAATCTCCTCATATTCAGGTTCACTAATAACAGCAAGCATCAATGCCTGTAAGTCTGCATCTCTACACTCATTTTTTAATTCAGAAATATGACCAGCAGCAAACATTCTCTGTCCATTTTCATCTGTTGCTTTTTGTATTAATAACTGAAGAGCAAAAGCATTTAAGTCGTCTTTTGTTCCTTTCTGTGCTCTTTCTCTTTCAGCTATTGTAAGAGGAGTTGACCAAAACTCAAAAATTTCACCATTTGTAAGTTCTACTTCTCTTTTTATTGGTTGTAAATTTGCTGCTTTTTTTAATTTCTCCAAAGGAGTTAAGCGGGATTTTGAAACAGTCATAAAAATTATTCTTTAATTAAATTTATCAACTACTTGTACTGAAGTCAAAAGTTGGTGCTTTAGTAGGTTTAAATGTAATCTCAACTGATTGTGCATCATCAGGATTTACATTAAATT